GGGATTCTTTCTATTGAGTCGGTCGTGGATGAATTATACGGCGATACTAAAGACGAAGAATGGAAAGAAAAAGAAGTATCCAGACTTAAAGCAGAACAAGGAATTGCAGAGTTTGAACAACCAACACTGAATACAAAGCTAGGTAATTTTGAAATCGGAGGTGTTGTTGATGAGCAAACCAATAACCGTAACAATCATGAACCGAGCGTATCAGATGAGTCGTAAACAAGTTAAAGGTTTATTAGATATTGCCAGTGAGCAAGTTCTGTTTGGTATTTATGCAGTCGAAAAAGGCGGAAAAATCAGCATGGAACATATGAAATGCTGTTCGATTACACAGTTGAAAACAAAAGTCCGTGAGTTTCGTAGCGCTGGCTTTAAGGTGTATTACAATGGCTTATGATATAACCAAAGCATTCGAACGCATTGAACGCGAATTGATTTCGTCGATGGTCCGCAACATGAAAAAGCATCGTGTGGAAGAAATCGATAAAGATATCCAGTGGACACAATGGCAAGTACTACAGTTACAAGGACTTGATGATTACAAAAGAAAATACTCAAAGAAATACAAAAAGCAATTTCGGACCATTAATGCCCAGTTGGAAGCAGCATTGATTGCAGCAAAAGAACAAGGTGATATGGATGCTGAAATTGCTATTTTAAATGCGCTTAGGAAAGGATGGCGTGCACCTAATGGCGGACCAAAAATGGACGCTCAATTCTTTCGGTTAAATGAACGGAAAATGGATGCATTAGTTAGGTCTGTCACTCATGACATGGAAAAGGCTGAACACGCTGTGCTGAGATTTGCTGAAGATCAGTATCGAAGAATAATATTTGATGCACAAGTTTATGCGAATAGCGGTGCGGGCACGTATGAGAAAGCAGTAGATATGGCCACAGATGATTTCTTATCAAAAGGTATTAATTGCATCCAGTATGCAAATGGCGCGCGTGTAAGCATTGCTGCGTACGTAGATATGGCAGTTAGGACAGCTAGTAAACGAGCGTATTTGATGGGAGAAGGTGCAAAACGTGCGGAGTGGGGCATTCACACAGTGATTATGAACAAACGCACAAATGCCTGTCCGAAGTGTATGCCATTTGAAGGTAAGGTGCTGATAGATGATGTATGGAGTGGCGGTTCCGCTGACGAAGGACCGTACC